TTCTATATCGTGTGCGACGTTCCTGCATAATACTTGTCATAGTCGGTCGTGAATGGCGTTCCACCTTTCACGAGTAGCAGTTCCGTCGATGTCGGTGTTCCACCGTCCACATTGATATTGATGTCCGTTTCCAGTTGCAAGATTCTTTCATAATAATCTCTCACTGCTGCCAGTATTGCATCAAGACCACTCTGCGAAATAATGATTTTCTTTGCCTCCTCTGTTGCCTTGAGGCACTCCGCAGTCTGTTCAATGGTCTCTGCCATCGCCTCCATGCAGTCCTCAATCGCTTTCGCTGTGCTGTCCTCTCTCCGACTCTCACGGATTTCTCTTGCCCTCTCTGCGGTCTCTCTTGCCCTTTCCGCTGCTGCCCTTAACGCCTCCGCTGCATCAATCTCATTCTGTGTTTCCTGTGCAATTTGCAACGCTTCTCTCGCTGCTGCGATACTGTTTTCCAGTCGTGTGTATTCTCCGGAATGAATAATCTCCGACTCGTCTCTCTGAGATGGAAAAATTTCCATCTCAAAATTTGCCGATGTCAGCAATGCTCCGTTCTGATACAACTGGATTTCGCAAATCGCAGTTCCGTGAACCATAAGCATCTTTCTTGTCAGAGGAATGAGAGCCTCGTTTCCGTATTTCAATCCATCATTGTGGACGTGTGTCTTGTCCGGCTTTGTCATGTTCACAATGACCTCAACATCATCCGGAATCTGATACACAACACCGTCCTCCATAAGAGTCACCGCAATGTATCTCGTTCCCATATCCATCTGTTTGGCTGCTACTGCAAAATGCTTTGTGTCGCCGTACAAATCCACCTTTATGTGTCTGATGATCTCCACTTTTTCACCTCCATTCTCACGACAATTCCTGCTCTGTTTTCTGAACCTCCTCAAAAGAGAGCCTCGTGTTCGCCAGTTCTGCCTTGTTCTTCTCTTTCGTTTGCGGATACTCATACATTTTTACAATCCTGTGCTTTTCCCGGATGTTTTGCGACTTCGAGATCAGACTGACCGTGTCTCCCAGTCCGAAAGAAAACGCCTCCCGGTACTGTTCTTTTTCCTCCTCGTCTTGCACCGCCTCGGCGAGATTGATGATTTCTGCCGTGTATGACTTATATGGTTTTGACAGTTCATCCAGTTTCGCCTCTCCATCTTCTCGCAGCGACTCAACCGAGGTGTACCGTTCATCTTTCCACGTCCTCGTCTTAACTTTGCTCGAATACTGGTGATTTTCAATGTAGTTCTTTCCATCCACATCGATCATCAATCCCTCTTTCCCGATGCAGATTAACCTTGTGCAGAAATCGTATGAGTTCGACTGTATTTTCAACTTTTTCAAATTGAGGCGTTCCATGAAATACGCCCCTTTGTCCTCACCGATCTTTTCAAAGATGGCGATGGTTTTGTTGATAGAATCAAATTTGATTTCGCATCGGTACGTCGTGATGACCTGCTGAATCACTTCCCACCCGGAACAGTTTGAGTCGAATGACACTGTCCTTTTCTTTGTCGGCTCGCACAAAATCACCGTCCACGATGTTCCTGCGATCGCCTCTCTGATACACTCGTCCGCTGTGACTTCCGTGGTTTTGAATCCGGTCGGAAACTGTTTCCCCTCCAACTCCTCCACGTTCATCGTTCCGGTGCATTTATACCATGCGTCCGATGGTTCAATCTGCTTGATGACAAATTCATCCTCGTCCGTCCGCAGATATGCCTCCTCTTTGATTTCCCTCGCAAAATGATTCTCTTTTCGGAAAAAGAAAGTGATTTCCTTGTCTCCGGTCTTGAGGGTGCTCGTGATACAGGTTTCTTTCAACCCCGACAGGTTGCACACCTTTTCGTGCATATCATTGAATAGTTCCACGCTGCACCTCCTACAACCACATAGGATTGTACTGCAATGTTACGATCGCATTCTTGTCCGAGAATATGAGGTGATGGTTTTTCTCTTTCCCGGTCTTTAGGAATGGAAACTCCATCATACCGTCCACATCCCCGAACTTATTTGCTCCGTCCATTGTCACAAATCCCTTTTGACTGTCGATGACTACCGTCGAGCCTCTCGGAATCGTATGGATAATGATTTCGTCTGTAAAACCATTTATCCGCATTTCCTCAATATACTCCACCGCCGTGATGCTGATTTTGCAGGGTGCCCATCGGTTTCCGATGGCATCAAACACAGCCTCGTGAATCTCCTGCCACGTCAATGTGACCTCCTCACTGAACCAGTATCCGGAGAACGTGAACTCTGCCGTGTATCTCCTTTTTGTGATCGTCTTTTCCAGTGAGTTGGCGGTCATGAATCCCTTGAACTTTCTCCGGTATCCGTCCAGTGTCAGCACAACTCCCTTTTGCAGTTCTGCATGAAAATCACTCACATGCTGCTGAATTTCATCTCTCGACTCTCCCCGGAACAAAATCCCTACTGTTACACCGGACAAAGGCGTGTATGTCTCACTCTCCGATGGAATCAACGCCCCCTCAAATAGTTCGTGACTGACAACAGTTTGAGGAGGCTCGAAATCAACTGTCAACTGCTTTGCATCGAACTCTCGAATGTCAAGATCGTCTATTTTCATTCCTTACCTCCTCTTTTTAATATCCATAGCGAGATTGTCGCTCACCTTTTCCGTTGTTACATTTGCGACCTCGTCGCTGTCGATGTAAGTGTGAACCTCCGTTTTTACGTTGACCGCCGTCTGAATCGCCTGCAATTTGCTGTCGAGCATCCGGTTCAATCTCATGTAGAACGGTTCGAGTGGCAGAATCGCCTCCGCACCTGCCTCTCCTCCAACCATGAGCCTGCTGCCGTTTATTCCGAACGCTGTCGGATTCATCATGATACCGCCTGTCTTGTACCACTCAATTCCGAAATGCGGAACTGACGGAGGATTCAGACTAAACTCTCCGGAAATCGAAAAATGTGGCAGTTTCAACTTCGGCAGAGACCACTCGAAATTAAATGCGTTTTTTATCGCATTGATGGCATTCTGTACGGCTGTTTTTGCTGCATTGATCGGCGTTTCGATTGCCGACTTGATACCATTCCACACGGTCGTCACGGTTGATTTCAGAGCATTGAACACACTTGTCACTGTGTTCTTAATCGCATTCACCGCCGTGGACACCGTTGTCTTTGCTGCATTGATCGCAGTCGTGATTGTGGTCTTGATTCCGTTCCACACGGTCGTCACGGTCGCCTTGACCGAATTGAACACCGATGTCACGGTTGTTTTGATTGCATTGACCACTGTCGTGACCGTCGTTTTGATTGCATTCCATACGGTCGTGATTGTGGTCTTAATCGCATTCACGATCGTGGTCACGCTCGACTTGATTGCGTTCCATGCTGTTGTGACTGCCGTTTTCACTGCATTAACGATTGTGGTGACTGTTGTTTTGATCGCATTCCACACCGTCGTCACAACTGTCTTGATGGCATTGACCACCGTCGTGACATTTGTCTTGATGGTTGTCCACACCAAATTGATGACATCCCGAATCGCATTCAGAATTGTCGTGACGTTTGTCTTGATCGTTGTCCATACGGTCGTAATTACCGACAGGATTCCAGTCAAAATAAACTGTATTCTTGCAAGGAAGAAATCGAACACAGTCATGATTAGCGTCCGCATTCCCTCAAGCACTGCCTGCACCTTGCTTTTGATTGCATCCCACACAGAACCGATGACCGTTTTGATCGCTGTCATCACCGTCGAGATGATGGTCTGCACCGTTGTGATCGCCGTCTGGATTTTTTCCTTTATGGCATCCCACACCTCAATGACAATCCCTTTGCAGTTCTCCCAAATAAACCGGAACGGCAACGTGACGATTGCCACTGCTGCATTGATAATCTCCCGAATCGCCATGAACGCCACCGTGATGACATTCTTGATTGTGTTGAACACATTCGAGACGACCTCGCTGCACGCTGCGAACACATTTGAAAATGCTGTCTTGACTGCTGTCAGTTTCTCCGTAACTGCCGTCTTGACCTCTGTCAACTTGCTCGCAAATTTCTCTTTTATTTCTGTGAGTTTGCCTCCGGTCAGATTATCCACGAAAGAAAATCCTGCGGTATAATACCCTTTGATTCCCTCCCATGCTCCGGCGACAACTCCCTTTATGCCTCCACCGTTTTCCTCATAGGCTGCTTTGATGTTTTCCAGTTTCTCCGACGCAGTTTCTTTCGCTGCATCGAGCACCGTTCCCATCGTTTCCTTGACTTTTCCGAACCCCTCGGACACCGCCTCTTTTACTGACGAAAGTTTCTCCGATGTGACCGTTTTGACCTTTTCCCATGCCCCCGAAACGGTCTCTTTGACCTTTCCGAATGCGTTCGTGACTACCTCTGCGATCTTCCCGAACGCCTCTTTGATGGTCGTCCACAACTTATTGACTGCATTCCGGAACGTCTCTGAATTTTTATACAGAGCCACAAATCCGGCTACCAGTCCGGCAATCGCCACCACAATGATTCCGATCGGGTTTGCGGTCATTGCTGCATTGAGCAGCCATTGTCCGGCTGCTGCTGCTTTCGCTGCGACTGTATGTGCGATTGTCGCTGCTGTTCCTGCCGATGTCGCTGTTGCGTTTGCCGTAGATGCCACGGTTGACGCTGTCTCTGCTGCCGTATCCGCTGCCGTCGCTGCCGTTTTCCCTGCCAGTTTTGCAATGACTTTCGGAATGATGTCTCGCATGGTCTTGTATGTATCGACCGCAGTCTTTATCCCCTGCCCCATCTTTCCGATTGCAATGCTTGCAGGTGCGATCGCTGCAACGAACAACCCCACCTTGATGATGGTCTGCTGCTGCCCCTCGTCCAAACTCTTGAACCAGTCGCATAATGTGCTGACTTTTGCCGAAAAATCCTCGATCATCGGTGCAGCCGACGACATAATGGTCTGACCGAACTGCATGACTGTGTTTTTCAACTCATTGAGCGTCAACTGGATGTCATACGATGTCGTTTTCATCTTGTCGAACGCCGTATCCGTCGCACCTGTGGACTCACGCATCTGTCCGAGTGTAGAGTTGAATGTATCCGCACTGTCTCCCAAAAGAATGAGACCTGCTTTGGCTGCCTCTGATGACGAGAACATATCACTCATTGAGAGGTTCTGTTCTTTCGCAGCACCGTCAACAATCGCCAGTACATCGGCAAGGCTCGCTCCGTCTGCCATCAATTCCTTGAACGATTTTCCGGTTTTCTCCCGGATGACTGCGTCTGTTTTGCTGCCTGTCTTTGACAGTTCATTGAGCATCGCATTGATGTATGTGGTCGATTCTGCTGTCGCCACACCGTTCGCCGTCATGATTGCATATCCTGCACATAACTGGTCGAGTGCCACGCTGTTGGCGTTTGCGGTCGGGATGACTTTACCCATCGCAGAGGATAACTCTGCAACCGTAGTTTTTCCGAGGTTCTGCGTCTGAATAAGCATGTCAGACACATTCGTGACCTGTTCTGCCTCCAAACCATAAGCATTCAGAATCGTGGTCAGCAAATCAAGCGTGTCTCCGGATTCCGCAAATCCTGCTGTCGCCAGTTTCGTGGACTCACGAACGAAATTCACTGCGTCTCCGGTTTTCTGTCCTGCACTGATGGCATTGTATACGTTGTCTGCGATGTCCGTTGCTGCGATGCCTGTCTCGTTGGATAATTCCACAATGGCATCCTGCATCTCTCCGACGGACATTTCCCCTGTATCCATGATCGTGGATACCTTTGCAATGGAGTCCTCAAAGTCGATCGCCATCTTTGCAGCACCAGTCGCAAAGGCTGCGATGCCTGCTGACACAATGAGCATTTTCTGCCCGAACGCCTCAAGTTTCTGACCTGCCTTGTCGCATCCGTCAGCGAACGCATCAAGTTTGTGGTCACGCAGTTGGTTGTTGACCTGTTCGAGTTCCTCCTCCATCCCGGCAAGTTTCGTCTCTGCGTTATTTGCTGCGATCGCCTGCCTGTTCAGAGCATTCTCTGTCTGATTGATGGAGTTCTCGTTTGTTTTCAACTCCGTCTCAAGTTTTGTCAGTTCTTCCTTGAGTTTCTTTGTTTCCTCCGAGTCTTTCCCGGTCGCCTGTGCCGATTCTTCATAGGCTTTCTTTGCAGCATCGACCTTTCCTTTCAGTTCGTCGTGCTTTGTTCTTTGCTCTGTCAGCCTCGTGGAAAGTTTTCCATACTGGTCTCCTGCCAGTTTTACTATTTCTTTTTGGAGTTTTATCTTGTCAGATAACGCTCCTGCCTTGCTTTTGAGGATGTCGGTTTGAGAGCCGAATGCCTTTGCTTTCGCCTGCGTCGCTGTCCACTGACTCGCCAGTGCTTTCGCCTCTTGAGCCATTGATTTCATCGTCTTTTGATACGAGTTCGCATCCGCTGTCGCTTTGACGCTTACATAAGCCATTCAGTTCCCTCCTCTCCTACTGCTTTTCGTTTATTGTCTTGATTGCAAATTTCATGTAATCAAGCAATGCCACGATGTCAGTCTCAAGGCATTGACTGTATGAATTATTCAATAATTTAATTGCTATCTGAATCACTCTGTCGATATTGTCCGAGCAGACCTCCCAAATATTCCGGCGGTCTATCTCGTCATATCCGTTTTCCCGGTCATAGTCGTCGAATGCGGATTTTTCCTGCTCCACAGGCTCGTCCATCAACTCCAAAAACTTCGGCGTGATGATTTCCTGCATAACAAAATGAATGCTCTTTGCTGCGACCATGACCTCAACGATGTCGGTTTCTCCCAGTTCCTCAAGTGACATCCTGCTGTCGAATATCTCCTGTGCAATCTTTTGATTGAAAAACAGTGCATCCGACAGATTCCCTCCATCATTCTGTTTCATGAGTTTCGTATACTTCCGGTACTGTCCGACCGTAATGCTGTTCACGAAATGTCTCTCACTACCGCAGGCGATATATATTTCCGGAATCACTTGACGACGGTAAAATTTTCCTGTATCTTCTCCATTCTTTTCTGAATCTTTCCTGCGATGTCAATATCAACCATCATAAACTCCGTGATAATTTCATCCGCAGAGAGACCAGTTTCCGGATTCTTTAACTCCTCGATCGTGAACTGATTTCCGTACAACCGGACAATCCATTCACACATCAACTGAATGTGTTCCCTCTTATATCCGGCGTTCCCTGTACCGTTTACGACCTCCGACGCATCCAAATAGTCCATATAGTCATCCGCACCGATTTTCGGCATCGTGTAAAGTTTTTTATTGATAATGATTTCATGCTTTGCCATTGATTTTCCCTCCTGTTATCGTTTTACTTTTTAACCTGCTGCCTGCTCTTTTTCCTGCACCTTGCTGAACCAGTCAGCGATTGCAGCCTTTGCATCCGTGTCAGCATCCACAAGATTGCTCTCGTCAACAACAATCTGATAACGACCATCTTTCTGTCTGTCATAGAAATCGCCCTTGATTGTATTGCTCTGTACTGCGACCTTTTCTGCCTGCGTCTCATGCTCGTCGTCAACGCCCTGTCCGAATTTTCCGCAGTACAACCATACAAATTCATACTTGCCGTTCCGGCGTTTTGTACGGTATCCGAGAGCGATCTCCGGTGCAAGGTCGTCCTTTGTCTTTACAAGGAAACCGTTCTCGTACAACTGACCAAACAGCAACGCTCTGTCCTGCGGTGCAAGGGTTGCGATTTCCAGTTCGACCTCTGTACCCTCATAGGAGGTGATTGTCTCCTCTGTTCCATCATCGGAGTATACCTTTTCACTTGACCACTTATCAGAAACTTTTGCATTGATCGCTCTCGCCAGTTTCACCGGAGTCTCTGCTGCATATGCGGTCTGCGTGTTCTGCGTCAACTTTGCGACATAAATGTCTCTTAAACCGCAGTATCTACTGCGAACGATTGTATTTGCTAATTCCGGCATGTTTATTCCTCGCTTTCTTCGTAAAATTTGTTGAATCTCTGTGCTTTCATATAGATTCCGTTTTGCGGTTCGGAATCATCTGCATTCCTTGCCTCAAATTGAAATCCACACCGTTTCATGAGTTTCTTAATTTTCGCAGCCAATGCGACCTCGTCCTTTTGAGAAAAGATCGTCACCTGTACTGACTGCTGAACACCCTCCGCTGCATCATCCGAGTGACTATCGTCCATCTCTCCCAAATCCCACAGCGTCACATGTGTGTCTTTGATGTCTTTTCTATACCACCCCTGCATGACTTGTATTCCGGATTCTGTCACCTCCGACAAGGCATCCGCTGCGTCCTTTATGATGTCAGCCATCAAATCACCCCACTGTCTTGTCTAAAAAGTTTTGATATTCCTGTTCTGCAATGCTCTGAATCTGCCCCTCTGCTGCACGACCTGCCTTGTATATGAACTCTTGAGGTGGTCTGTCAACCGTTCCCCAGTTGATGAATTTCACATAAAAGTGTTCACTGTTGTCAGATTTTGTCCAACCTACATCACCCTCGGCTCTTGTTCCGCTCACTCTCACTTTTTCGATCGGAACTGCGTCCGCAGCATGACCGGACGGATGTGATTTCGACCCGAACCCTCGCCCGGAAAGTGCTTGATTGCTTGACTTTGGCATCCCTCCCGACACCGCTTTCTGAATAATCGGTTGAGCCTTTGTCACGATGTTCCTGTTCAGCGTTTGGATTTCCTTGTCCGTTGCACTCTTTTCCAGTGCTTTGACCAGTTCATCCAGTCCTTGAAACTCCATCTCAATCCTCACAGAAATCACCTCCCTGTGTCATATTCTGACACCTATGAAATACGGTTCGTTTTCAACAGGAAATGTGTTCCGTTCTCCACAGGTGTCATCGAATAGATGTTGAACCTGTCCTCTTTGTAGACAACCAAGAACTCTTTGAGGCGTGTCCGCATCGCCTGCGTCTTTTTGCAACTCCTCACTTTGAAAACTGCCGTTTCCTCAAGTGACTGCTGCAACGCAGCGTACTTCTCTGCACTCAACAGATCAGAGACATCGCACCAACATTTGAAATATTCCTCCTCTGCGGTCTGATTTCTTCCATCCACCACCTCGGAGGTCTCTCTCATGATGATTATTCTCCCGGTCATTCTTTTCCTCCATAGATTTCCTTGAGCAGCATGGACGAGACTGCGTTCTGCATTTTTTTCTCGTCCTTTCCATACTTCTCACGGTTGTCATACAAATCTTTCACAGATATGAGAACGAGCAGCCTTTGCCTTGCCGACAGATTTTCGGAATCGAACCCCGGAATGAGTTCCCCCATCTCCTCAAAGACAACGTCGATCATCAATTCAATGATGTCCTCGTCGTCCTCATAGTCGATGTGGTTGTATTTCTTGCATTCCTCAAGTAATTTCTTTCTTGCCTGCTCTTTTTCCTCGTCCGTCATCATTCTCACCTGCTTTCACCGGGGCGGTCTTGTGTGACCGCCCTGCTCTTTTATCCCTGCACTGTCTCTGTAATTTCACCTTTAACAACCGCCTCTGCGTCAACAGGCTGCACATCGAATCGGTCTCTCACCTTGATTCCTGTCATGTCTTTCTCCCACAACCCTGCTGCCTTGTCATTCATGTCGATCGTCATGACATTTCTGTCAAACAGAGTGACCGCCTCTTTCATGTCTCCCATATAAACCGGGTGCTTGTATCCTGTGATAACCTCGACTTCTTTTCCGGTCTCACCCTCCATCTTTGTGATGGCTGCACTCTTGATCGTCTTATTCGATACCTTTACGATCGGATACTTACCAAACAAAAGCATCTGCGTCGGCTGCGTCGGATTCGGCTGCAAAATATACTTTCCATCGCTGTCTTTCAGTTTGTCCAGATAGTTGAAACCATTCTGATTCGTGATGATGATGGAACTGGTTGCGATCGCAGGCTCAAGCATCACGTTGAACACATCTTTGAGACTGTCGATGTTGGAAATTACAACCTCTTTCCCTTTTGTCATCGCATCCAGTGTCTTGAGAATCACGGCATTTCTTGTCGCCTTTGTCTTTTTCGCAATCCACTTGTTGATGTACGCCATGACGTTGTATGCCGTATCCTCAAACAGTTCTGCGGTACACTTCAAAATACCGCCCTTTTTCTTGATGGCGTACTTAATCTTTTTGAACTTCGGTTCATCCATGTCCGGGAACTCCGCCTCCTCGTCCACGTTATCAAACGGAGTGGACTCCGCATCTACCTCGATATTTCTTGAACCGCTGTTTGTGGTTACTCCCTCGGTATTCACATACTGTTCAAGGTTGTCATCACTGCGTCTCAACTCGATAATGTCGGTTCTGATGTCCTCCGGAATTGTCACTCCGATTCCCATTTCTCCGTCATCATCCGCAGTCGCATCGGATGTCAGTGCGTCCTTGTAGACTCTCACATCATCCTCATTCGGCTCTTTCTTTAAGAAACCGCATTTGACAATGTTGACGAATGCTTTCACAAGGTTTTTCTTGTTTGCTTTCGGGTCTGCTGCTCCTCTTGTGATGTCTTTCGCTCTGCCGGATTCCAGTCCGTCCTCGATTCCGTCAAGGTCGTCATCCTCAAGGTCTGCGAGCAGGTCAAATTTTTCCTGCAACTCAATGAGTTCCTCTTTCGCCTGTCTCGCCTCTTTCAGTTTTCCCTCGTTGGTCAGCGATCTCACCGCATTCTTTTTGTCGTTGATCGCCTTGAGCAATTTCTGCATTTCTTTGTTCATGTTCATTCTCCTCTCTTATACCCCATACTCGTCCAAATCTTCGAGCAGGTTTTTGATTTCTTCCTCTCTTGCTTTCTCCTCTGCCTCTTTCTGCCTGTTATCCAGTGCAGCAAGCACAGCATCCACAATGTCCTCTGTCGCTGTCTTTTTCAAACTCTCCGGCAGATTATTGTATTTCTCAAAGAAATCCGAGGCACATGCTGCGACTGCTGCCTGTTCCTCAATTTCCACATCAAAATACGTTGCGACCTCGCTGCCATTCATCCACGTCTCTGCGTCCACCAGTGCCTTGATGGTCTCACGCTCGACACCATCCTGCACATGCTCCATGTAGATGTCGAGAATGGATTCCTCGCATTTATTCAACTGCTCAATTACTGCCTCGAAATCGTCGGCGTTCCCCCATGCGATGCACAGAGGTTTATGAACCATACATTGAGCACCGGATGCGAAATGCAGTTCGTCACATGCGAACATGATGACGGATGCGATGCTCGCTGCCATTCCGTCCACATATCCGGTCTTGTGACCCTCGTGTCTCCTCAACTGGTTGTAGATCGCCAGTCCTGCGAAAACATCTCCACCTCCGGAATTGAAATAGATGTCGATGTCCTCGTATTTGTCGATCTGATGCAGGAAATCAGCAATGTCCTGCGGACACTTGTCCTCCTCGTACCACATGGATTCCCATGTCGCTGATACGATGTCGCCGTAAAAATAGAGAGAGCATCTCTGTTTTTCTTCATCCTCTTTCAAATCCAAATACCCGACCTTGTCCACCTGTCCGGTTCGTTTGTTTTTCTTTGTGAAATCAAATCGTTTCATCTTCGGCATTCTCCTCACCTCCCTCCGGTTCGTTTTCTTCGGTCGTCTGCTGACCTTTTGCGTATTGTACGCCTGCCTGTTCAATAGGAATCACGTTTCCATTCGCATAGAGACGATTCCCTCCCATAGCATTCGACATGTCCAGTTTCCTCCTTGCCTCGTCCGGCATGAGAATACTGTTTTTGACACCGTTGGAGAGGTACTCCATTTGTGTCTTTGAGTCTGTCCGGAACAGAACTTTTTCGTTGAATTTGAAATACTTTCCGTTGTCCTGCTCGTCCGGTGCGAGGAGTTTGAAATTGATTTCCTCCTCGTACTGCTTTATGATGAAAAGCATCGTGTCAACATAGAATGACAACTGCTGCATTTCCGAATTGCTATATGACGATTTCTCATAGTCATTGATCTGATTCGGTTTCACTCCGAACGCTGCTGCGATTTGCAGTGATGTATATTTTTTCAGTTCAAAGAACTGCGAGTCTGTCAGTTTGATGTCGAGCGGTGTCAATTTCATTCCGAGCGGAACAGGCAGGATTCTTCCTGTGTTCTTTGCACCACTTCCAAACTCCTCGAATGACTCCCGGAGAATCGTCTTTGCTTTTTCGTTGAGTTCCCCTGTGTATTCCAGTACCGCCTTTGCAGTCAGTCCGGATTCATACATGCGATTCATAAACTCCTGCGATGCGGATGCTCCGCTCACCGTATCCTGCAAAATTTTCTGTACTGGTAGACCCGTGATTCCGTCAAGACTGTGCGATGTCTTAAAGTGCATCACTTCGTCCGTGTTGAATATGTACCGTTTTCCGGATGTCGGGTCTGTGTAGACATACCACAAGCGACCGACTCCTGCGAAAATTCCTGCATCATCAACGACGATCTGCACACAATTTGACTGCATCACCCACAAGTCGATGACCCTCAACTCTCCTCCGTACTTTTTCCGGACGAATTTCCTCCGGATATACACATAAGCGTTTCCGTAGTGATTCCGGTTCATCTCCACCGTGTTCCAAAATACCGTCGGTGTCATGAACGGATTCGGTCTTGTCTTTAAGAGGCGAGATGTTTCCGTTTCCTCCGGTTCAACAATGCCCTCCTCCGTCGATTGATAGTATTTAACAGGCATCTTTGCCAGCGTTTCCGACAGCATCTTGAGGCAGGTGAAATATGTCACTTCTTGCAGAGGTTTTCTCCTCTTTTTCCCTAAGAGACCATAAAACCACGGAGAATTGATTCCGAATGTCCTGTATGACTCCGGTTCTGCTGCATCCACTGCTCCGTTTCTGTTTTTCCATCTCTCCATTAAGTTGCTGTATGCTGTTTTGAATGGATTCATCGGTTCTCACCTCCGTTCTCTTTGTATTGTTCTTTCAAGGCAAGCCATTCTGACACGAAATCATTTGCATCCGGCTTGTACTCGTCTTTCATTGCGAGTTTCCATGCGTCGATAATTGCGTCGATCGGGTCGATTCTGTCCTCGCTGATGTCCTTGTCGATCTTGATTTCTCCGTAATTGTTTGAGATGGTCTTTGCATTCGCAATCGACCATGTGAGCAATTCATCCACCGGAACAACTTTCTTTCCTTTTCCGATCTCAACACCCTCAATCTCCACATTTCCGACAAGGATTTCCAATCTGAAATCGACTGTCGCATCGTTCAACTCTTTCGCCGTCTGCGTGATAGAAATGGAATCCCATCCCATCACCTCAAGATCAGAGAGGAACGCTGATGCGTTGTGTGGGTCGTAACAAATCATTTGAGGCTTGAGTTCGTATTCCTCGATCAAGTCTTTCAGATAGGTCAAGATGTACTTGTAATCTGTCTTGATTCCTCCCAGTGTATAGGTCGGTGTCACGAGACCTTTCTCAATCCACACGTCATAGGGAACTTTGTCCGTTTTTATGTGCTCGTCCACCCGGCTCGCAGGGATGAATGAATGTGTCTTGACGAAATACTTCTTGTTTCCATCCTCGTCCACGAAAGGAATGACGATTGCGATGGATGTGAGATCTCCTCCGGATGACAGGTCAACTCCCACATAACACTTTGAACCTCTAAAATTTGCCAGTGTCTTGAGAACTGCGAGGCGTTTCCACTTCTTGATGTCCTTGATATACTGGTGATTTGACCACTGTATCCACTGATTCAACTGCTTGACGAGGAAATCTCGCAAGTCCTCGCCCCCCATGTCTTTGGCGGTCGCTGCCACCGGAATCATATTCTCAAGAGCATCCGCATCGAACGCAAGAATCGGGTTCGCTTTTATCCAGTTTTCCGATTTCCAAAGGTCATCACCCTCGTCCATCTGTGCGATGTATGCGAATTGTGCCTCGTTTTCAAATACTCCCTTGAGGAGATTGCAGCAATACTCATACAACTTATAACATGGCGATTTTAGGTCGAATCCTGCTGTCGTAATGACTGAAATCAATGCTGATTTCATCTTTTTGATACCGCCCTCAAGCAGTTTATACATCTGATTCGTCTTGTGAGCGTGGTACTCGTCAACGATTCCGAGGTACGGTCTGAAACCGTCCATCGACTTCGTATCGCCGGAAACCGCCTTGATGATCGAGTGCGTCAACAGGCAGTCGATCGTGTTGTTATGCTCGTGAACCTTGAACCACGATTGCAGTTCTTCGTCACTGTTTATGAACTTAATGACCTCTTGCAAAACAATGTTCGCTTGGTCTTGTTTTGTTGCGGTACAGAACACTTTTCCGTATTTATATCCGTCAAAGTTTCCGTAATACGCTGCGAGAATACCGTTGATGAACGATTTTCCGTTCTGCCTCCCCAGTTGAACGTATGAGGTTCTGAATCTTCTGTGATGCACACCGCTTTTCGGGTCTGCAATCTTCTTTCTCCACCCATTCAGTGACCCCAAAATAAAGCACTGGAACGGATAACAGGTGACTCGTTCCTCCTCCTCGCCCTCTGCGATCGTGAGTTCTTCCGCAAAATCAATAATTCGTTCCGACTGTTCGACATCAAAATAATAGATGTACGGTGCTGCCTTTGACCTCTCAAGGTCGTCAAGATGCCTCTGACACGCCAGTCTGACAAGTTCCCCGGCATTTTCTTTCCCGGTTACGACATCAACTGCGTACTGTGTGCAGCGGTCTATGATTTCAACACCCTTTGCCATAGGTTAGTTTGCATATTTCGCAAACTTATTCTCCGGTTTTTGTTCCTGTGCCTTTGGCACAACTAAACGGCATCGGCTCGACACCGTCAGTCCGAAATCACTCGCTCCCTGCCTGCACTGTTTCCAACACCTGTCCTGTATAATCAAGAGTCGTTCCTGTTCTCCATTCACGACTTCTCTTTCCCCAGTCTGAACCCGTTCCATCTTCCCGGTCTCCGGATTCATCTTTTCACTGAACACCGGAATCATGATCGTCAGAGGTGTCTCGCTCAATTTCTTTGTGACTTCGAGGTATTTCTCTTGTGCTATGAGCAGCCTTGCGAGTGCGTCACAGTCCACATTCGCAATGAGTTTTATTTCGAGCAGTTCTTTCGCCAGTTTTCGGAACTTCTTTTTGAGTTCCGGCGACAGATATGTCGGAGGCTTTACTTTATCGGACGGTGCTTTCACCTCCGCATTCTTTCGAGCCTCAATTTCCGCTTTTGTGAGATGCTTTTTCCCTTTCAAAACCACCAGATCGGTCGGTTGTCTTGTTCCTGCCATGCAACAACAAACCTCCTTTCCGTCTGATGTCCGGCGATGTTGTGTCACATTCTGACACCCGATTCAGATTCCCCCATCTTCTGATTTTCTCGTGGGGAGTTTTCTCCGAATCATTCGGGGGGTGCGACTAAACCGAATCGGTTCAAAACTTTTTCGATGCCCCCTGCCTCTTGGAAGTGCTGCACAATCACCTGTCGAATCCTTGTTTGCGTTGCCCTCATGGTTGCCTTATCCTCTTTGTATAGTGCTGTGATGATGTTGTGCGTGTTGTGGCTGACAGGCAGCAGGTTCAAAGGGTTGAGCCTTTGTTCCCAGTCGTCATCTAACTCAACGATGTGATGCACCGGGTCGGACTTCTTGAGTGGAATCAGTTCCTCTAATACATACAGGGCGTAGATGTCTATATATCCATACACAGCCTGCATAATCGGTCGCATTGCCTGCCACTGCTTTGAGATGTAGAACTCTGCTGCCCTCTTGTCTCTGCGTGTATTGTTATACACAACATGCCTCGACTGCTGCCTCTGCTCACACTTCTCACACATCCTCATTGTCTGCGGAATCATCGCTCCGCATCTGCACACCTTATACAACATCACCCTCACCTCTTTCCGTCTCCTGCTGTCTGTTTTTATATAGGGCAGCGGTCACACTGCTGCGTTCTGCTGCCCCGATAACAGGAGGGCGAACAGAGGCAAGAAAAAAAGCGACTGCATCTCTGCAATCGCTCCTCACAACTGTTCACCCTATCATATTACCACGTTGTTTTCCCCTTTTGTTCACCATCTTTTCACGGCATTTTCACGCTGTTTTCACGGCTGTTTCACACCTTTTTCACGGCAATCTTGCAGGTTTCAATCGCTTTTGCCCCGAATAATTTGATTGCCAGGCGTTCCACCATGACCCTGCACCACGTTTTCGGTGCGTTCTTCCCACAATTATGCTTTGCTCTGATGTCCTCGTATGTCTTGCCCTCAATGTACCGCATCCGCAGAGCGTCGAACTTGTACTCCTCACCTGCTGCCTCTGCCTCTTTCTCCAACGCATTCAGTGCCTTGTTGATATGCTCGAACAAGATGACCGTCTCTGCCCTGCACTCACGGATTGATTTGAGGAACGCTCGCTCTGCCGATATATTGAACAAGTCAGCACTCTCCACCTGCGACACTTCACTGACCGCCTCTTTGATGTATCTCTGCATCTCATTGTAATTCTCAAGATAGAGATATGCCTTTTCGATCGCAGTGCTTTCGATCTGCTCCATTATCTTCGTTTCCCCTTTCTCCGCATTGGCATCCTGTGCATCTTCCTCCAGTTGTTCGCCTGCTGCCGTCTTTCTCTTTCCAATATCCGGAGTTCTTCTGTCTCCTCTTTCTTTGGCTGCTGCACTGTTTTGACTGTCGCCTTTTCCGCTGCCTGCCGGACAATCGTCTCAACCTCAACCTCGCTCCTGCCTTGCTTTCTCAATCCGGCGATGATAGTCCTCACCTTTTCCGTCCATCTCATTGTCTCACCTCCATCCTCTCCGGTTAGTTGAAAGGAAGTTCCTCATCAATACCGTCCGGAATATTCATGAACCCATCATCTCCCACCGGACACGGCTGTCCTTGTTCTCCCTGCCTGCTGCCTTGATGTTCTCCTTTGCTCTCTGCGAACTCCTGCTCCTCAATGACCACATCTGTGGTATATACTTTCTGACCGTCTCGGTTTGTGTATGATCCTGTCTGAATCCTGCCGGAGATTGCCACTCTCATTCCCTGCCGGAAATACTTTTCCGCAAACTCTCCGGCTCTCCCGAACGCCACGCATGAAATGAAATCCGCCGACTGCTGCCCCTCTCGTTTTCCCCTGCGATCAACCGCCAGTGTATAACGAGCGACGCACATGGACTCCTGCGAACTGTTTGCCTGTGTATATCTTGTTTCCGGGTCTCTCGTGAGTCTCCCCATCAATATGACCTTATTCATGAATCAAATCCTCCTCCATTTTTCTGATGATTTCCTCTGCCGTCTTTCCTGTCCGGCATATTTCCATGTATGCAATTTCTGCGATTTCCACCGTCGTCTTTGGTGCTCTTTCGGCAATCCTTTCCATTCTCCTCCTTAAAACACGGTCATCCGGTGCGTCAGAATCAACACACCGGATTTTTAGAATCGCCTCTCGCAATATCACCTCATATTCGACCATCTCCACGAGGTTCATCCCCTGCATCTCCTTTTTGCTCAATCTTTCCTTTTCCCATCTGACCGAACGCTTTTACCAGTTCAATCAAAAATGCAACCAATACCGTCAAAACGATCAGACCGACCACAACGCCGATTCCGACCAGTATCGCACTGAATAACTGCATCTTTCCTCTCCTCCTACTACAATATATTTATGGTTAATATCCCTTACAGCCGGTAAGGAATTATCCATCTTGTTGCTTAAGCTGTTATAATGATGGAGCAATCGGTATATCGATCTTCCTCCTTGGACTTCGCGTCCGTAAAAAAGACTGATAACCAGCTCCTCATTTGCAGCGTTCGTTTTATGCAGGTTGAACTGCCTCTGGTACGTTCGTGTCACACCACAGTAGATTGAATAGGCAATGAGTAAAACTGGTACTTTTCCATTGCAATAACCTTAAGGAGTGACAAATTTATGAACATGAACGCAGTTGGTATTGATGTTTCCAAAGGAAAAAGTATGGTCGCCATTCTTCGCCCTTATGGCGAGAGCGTTTCTTCTCCCTTTGAAATCAAACACACTTCCGCTAACATCCGATCCTTTATTGAGCAGATTAAATCGATCGAAGGTGAGTCCCGCATCGTTATGGAACACACTGGCCGTTACTACGAACCACTGGCCCGTGAGCTTTCTCTGGCAGGTCTTTTTGTAACTGCCGTAAATCCCAAGCTCATTAAAGACTTCGGAGATAACTCTCTCCGTAAAGTGAAGTCTGATAAAGCAGATGCTGTAAAAATAGCCCGTTATACACTTGACAGTTGGACGGAATTGAAACAATATAGTCTTATGGATGAAATTCGCAATCAGTTAAAGACTATGAACCGTCAGTTTGGCTTCTACATGAAACACAAAACAGCTATGAAGAATAACCTCATCGGCATCCTCGATCAGACTTACCCTGGTGTGAATACTTACTTTGACAGCCCCGCCCGTGAGGACGGCAGCCAGAAGTGGGTTGATTTCGCCACTACCTACTGGCATGTGGACTGTGTTCGTAAAATGTCATTAAACGCATTTGTCGACCATTATCAAAAATGGTGCAAACGCAGAAAGTACAACTTCAGTCAAGACAAGGCTGAAGAAATCTATGGAGCTGCCAAGGAACTTGTTCCTGTACTTCCCAAAAATGACCTGACCAAGCTGATCGTAAATCAAGCCATAGAACAATTAAACACGGCTTCCAAGACCGTGGAAGAACTCCGTACCCTGATGAACGAGACTGCCGCCAAACTGCCGGAATATCCCGTTGTTATGGAAATGAAGGGTGTCGGCCCGTCTCTCGGACCTCAGCTTATGGCTGAGATTGGAGATGTCACACGTTTCACTCACAAAGGCGCTATCACTGCATTTGCCGGTGTGGATCCAGGTGTCAATGAATCCGGAACCTATGAGCAAAAAAGTGTTCCGACTTCCAAACGTGGCTCTTCTTCCCTTAGAAAAACCTTATTTCAGGTCATGGACTGTCTCATCAAAACAAAGCCGCAGGATGACCCTGTATATGCGTTTATAGATAAAAAACGTGCTCAGGGAAAGCCTTATTACGTCTATATGACCGCAGGTGCTAACAAGTTTCTGCGCATCTATTACGGAAGAGTTAAAGAATATCTCACATCTCTTCCAGAATAAGAAACACCACATCCTTTCAGACCAGCGGATAACGGTGGTCTATTTGGTATACCTGAAATTCAGTCAACAATAAATCTTGAAATTTTTTCATTTTCCTATTGACTTTTTATTTGCAGGCTTTATGCGTGATTATTTAGTTCCCTTGACAGGTGCAGAAACTTCTTTTTGAACTCCTCATTGCTACCATTCATGCAGGTTTCAAACATGTCCTCATAGAGTTCTGCATTTTCCACGATGAAACGTTGCTGACTCACCGAATATCGGTTCTCGAAAAACTGTTCTTTGTATCCCTCAAGGACTGCCGTCCATGTGTCTCTCTGTTTTCCGCTCACATCCGGATGTTTCGCAAGCGTCCTCTCCACCACCTTGTCCACCGCATCCGAAATCACCTTTTTCCAGTCCGGTCTCCCCTCTGTCAGCAGAAACTCAATATCTGCAAATGAATCTCCGGCAGCGATCGCAATGATTCGGATGTCTTTCTTTCCTTTTGCAGAAACAAGCGTCAAATCCTCGTCATACGCTGCACGATAGTATTTCAGTTTCTCCTCAAAGTTCTCTGTCGGATTTATGATGATTTCCGGTCTCCTGCTGCCCTCTGTCTGAATACCGACTCCGATATATCGTGCATTTTCCTCTATCGCCTTTTTGAATATCCCGGCAAACTCTTTTTTATTCACTCGTCGTCCTCCTCTCTATGATGCGATCATTCTCTCGAACAGACTCTCATATAATGCTTTATATGTATCCCTTTCCGTCCGAGTTCTTATGATTTCCTCGCCTGCTGTCTCTGCACTGTTTCTCGACTGCTCCACAGCCTCATTTTCGGCTTTTTCTTTCTTCATCGACTCAATCTCAATCTCTGCCTTTAGGCTTTCGATGGTCTCCTGCTGCCGTTCTATCGTCTCATTGTACTGCTTTGATGTCTTTATGCCTGCATCCAACGACAGAGAAATCATGATGGCGATGTCGATGTTCCTCATTTCCACGTCGGTGCATTGCCCGATATACTTTCCCACCCTCTCAATGGATACCGTGTGAACCTGCTCACACAAAACAGTGCTGATTCTTCCAGTCGATCGAATTGTGCAGTGCGTCGGCAGGTCTGTTTTCGGCTGCGTGGTCAAATAGACCACTTCAACCGTACCTCCGTTTTTATTTCCCATATCATTGCTAACCACTACCGCCGGACGATCGGAGAACTGTTCGCTCCCAGTCGTAACGCCCCCCTGCTTATGTAGAAAATTTCTCCTCTTTTGATGTCGTTCATTTTGAGTCCTCCCCTCTTTCAATGAAGTCAATCAACTGTTTTCCCAAAAACTCCGTATATGCAGGAGGAATCGCCTCTGCAAGTTCCGCTCTTGTCATCCAGTCTATTCCTCCGAGTGCAAATCCCCAGTACAGAGGAATCTGTTTGCTGTTCATTCCTCTCACGCCACCACTTCCGCATATAGCGATGAAACCATCTTCTCCGAATCCATTTCCGGCAGTCGGTGTCTTTCTTTGTACCATCGGTGTGTCCGGCGTTTTCAGTTCAATGTTGCTCTCAAACAGTCTCTTTCTCTGCGTATACAGGTTTTTGAACTGTGAGCCATACAACGCAATCGGATTCTGCAATGGTGCTCCGTCCACATTCTCAATGATATAGGGTTTTCCTATCTTCTCAAGCAATTCTCTCGTCTGCGGAATAAAATCCGGATGCTCACCATATTTCCCATTGTTTCGCCCTTTTGAGAGTGCCTGTGCCTTTGTGTGTGCTTGACATGGAGGTGATGCGTGAATCGCATCAAATTCCGTCAAGTCGTGCGTCTTTAAGTATTCAATAGCGTCCATCTGCACGAACTCAAAAGGGTAATTCGGTTGATGAACAATGTCAACTCCCACGACCTCGAACCCTGCTCGATGATACCCCTCCGCTGCTCCTCCTGCTTTACAAAACAGGTCTAATATTTTATATTTCTTTTTCATTACTCAACACCTCGACTTTTTACAAACTCCACCGCTTTCTCAACCGCAATCACGTCATCATCTTCGATGTATCCGTCTGCGTTCGCCTTAATATCTGCACAAATCTGTTTGATGTCTGCGTATTCCATCGGCTCGTCGTTTTTATTCAGCAGCCTCGTCGCCATGATGCAATATCCGTCCTCAAGTCCGGAGAACTCGTCAAGCATATACGTCACAATCACTCTGACCGTTCTCCCTGTGTTTCTGCCGTCCGCAAATTCCATCATCTCAAGGATGTCGCCCTCTTTGTATCCTCTGTCATTCTTCCGGATTTCAAAACTCTTTTTCCCACTGCATACGTCATCAAAGAATGATACTCCGAGTCGAATCTGATGTACTTTCTGACCATTTTCCATTGTCTCGCTCGGCAGGCTGTTCATTTTCTTCTCGTCTGCCATCTCCCGGAGTTTTCTCTTTGTCTCCCGGTCGATTGCATCCTGCTCCTCTGAATATTTCTGCTCGTCGGTTTTGTATGCCTCTGCTCTGTTTCTGTACTGGTCGCACTTCGTACATGTTCCGGTCTTGACATTGCACGTCTCGTATTCTGTGCATGAATAGCAAAGAGAGGTGACTCCCTCCGGATGCGGTGTCTTATAGTCGTCACCTGCTGCCGGATGCTGCTCCGGAGGATTCATGCCGTCGAACTCTGTTTCCTTTCCAGTGTCAGAATCGGACACCTGCTCCTCTGCATCTTCTCCGATCACGTTCCCATGATATGACAGAGGTGTCTTTTCTCCGTCCTGCATCCCCTGCAATTCCATCTGACCCTCAATCTGTCCTGCTGCCTGCTCTGCTGCTTTTTTCTCTTTCATGTCCTTGATGGTCTGATAGGACAACTCTCCGGTATCAACGAGAACTCCCAGTGCCTCCCTCTGCTCGTCCGATGACATTCCGCTCAATTCATACGTAGCAGAGAACGTCAGTCGGTTCTTTCTCATTTCTTCCTTGAACTCCGGAATGAGGTTATTGTTCACCGCCTCAATCTGTGCCACTTTGGTCTTTGATATATTGAGCATCTCTGCGATCGTGTCACGGAGGCGACCGGATTGCAGGTTGTACCCTTTCAACTCCATTCCATTCGCTTTCATGTCCTCAAGCGTTGCTTTTAGTTCCTGCTCCTCACGAATCATCGTGTCGATGTTCTTGCTCCGGTGACTGTTGGCGATAATCAATGCGATTCTCTCCTCCTGTGTTGTCGTCGGTGCTGTGATGTTGCATGTCACAAATTCAAATTCTTTATATCCACGCTCGACGAGCAGGTGCAACGCCCTCCATCGTCTTTCACCGGAAATCAGTTTATATTCTCCTGCTGCCTCAAGAGGCTCATATTTCACGACGAGGTTTTCCAGTAACCCGATTGCAAGAATCTCTCCTGCTTTCTGCTCAATATCTTCCTGCGGATAGAAATTGCCCTCGTTGGCGTATATCTTGAAAATCGACAGGTCTTTCGTCCGGAATCTTGCTCTCGCCGTTGTGTCGTCAATCCCTGCCTTTGTCTGCTTATTCAGTGCGTCCATGACGCTGTATCCTGTTGCCATCACTTTTCCTCCTGTACTTTTGCTGTTCTTTTTCTCGGAATATGCCCCTCACACTTTTCCGTGCCTTTCAACTTTGAAATCTTACAACCTCCCTTTATCAGTGACAGTTTTGAAATGTGCCTGCTGCACTCTCTATTCTCGCATCTGCTATCGCACATCATCGGAAAATTATCCGTGTTTATCATGATGATCGGTCTGCGTTCCATCACTGCACCTCCATCTCTTTCAAAATCTCGTGAACAATATTCCGATAGTCCTGCGAGGCAATACTCCTCGGTGAGAACTCCGGCAGCGGACGCATCTCGATCGTCGCCCTCTCTGCAATCACGGAACGTCTCACCGGAGTAACGAACGCATCGAATCCCGACTCGTTCTTGAGCCAGTCCTCGAAATCCAGTGAGGTCTTGTTTTTCTGTCTCATGGTCAGAATCGCCTTGATGCGGAGTTTCGGATTGATTTGCCTCAAATCCTCAATCTGCTCTGACAGGTTCGTGATGGCTCTGATTTCATATCCTCCGACTTTTACCGGAACAATGACGAGTTCCGCAGCCATGAGAATATTGACCACCACCATGTCGAACAATCGCCCACAGTCGCAAATGCAATAGTCGTATGCGTTCGTTACCTCTGCCAGTGCATCACGCAATCGAAAAATCTGATTTTCTTCCGACTTCATGAGCAGGTTCATGTCTGTCTGCATTAGGTATCCGTTCGCCGGAACAATGTCAATGTTCTGAAATCTCGTCGGTTTGATGATGTCGCTTGTCCGTAATCTCCCTCCTACATTTACATGATTTTCGAGGAGTTCGCTCATTCCGATTCCCTCCGGCTCATAGCACCCAAACGTCTCTGATGTGTCACCCTGCTGATCGCCCTCAATCAAGAGCACTCTCTTTTTGAACTCCTCCCCCAGTATGTAGGTGATGGAGTCCGATGTTGTCGTTTTCCCGATGCCTCCTTTCGGAGACATCACCGCAATAGTTTTCATGTTTCATTTCCTCCTGTTATCTTTTCTCTGTTATCTCCTGCGGTTCTGACCGCTGCTGCACGTTCTGAACTGATTCATCTCTTTTCCGACCTCATAAAGCACTTTCAGAAAAGCGACTCCTCCTGCTGCCACTGCTACCACTCCGATGACGACTGCTACCCTCATGCTGTCACCTCCTCGATGTAATATTCATTATGCAGACAATTCCGGCAGACACTTTCCATCCGATTGTCGTCCGGATTGTAGCATCCGGAACACTGTCCTCTACCGTTTACGATCGGAGGCTTGAATCCAAATTTGATCTGATTCTGTGCCGTCACACACTTCTTGATTGCCAACCTCGTCACTCGTGTCTGCTTTTCAATCTTCTGCAACGGTGTCATTTCACCTCACCGCCTTTCAAGATGCTGTTGTTCGGTATATCCATTTGCATCATGTCGAGCACTTCTCTTTTTGTCCTTATCCCTGCAAGTGCCGTCATACTCTCTTTGATTCCCCATGTCTTTAGTGTTAAGTATTTCACTATAACTCTGATCGCCTCCTCTGCGGAATAACAGGTCGCCACGAAATGACCTGCCTTTGCCATATCTTTCAGAAATCCCTTTTGCGACTGCTGCTGCCTGCCGTCTCCGTACTTCATTTCGATATACAATCCGCAATAGATGCCTTTCGGGTACGGCAGACACAAATCGCTCACTCCTGCCTTGACTCCCATCTGCTTGAGTTTGACCGCCTCCTGCTTGTTCCTGCTGCCTCCGTTCGGAATATGGTGCAGCCACTTCAATTCCGGATAACGGTTCACGTTGTACTGTGACCACTGGATGACCGCAATCTGCTCCGTGTCCTCGCTCCTCATTGCATATTTCAGATTCATTCCTCGCTCACCTCCATCTCTATCTCAAAATAACCCCGGAGGAAAATCGGCTTTTCTTTCTTGCCGTAGCCGTTCCGTGGTGCAGGACATTCTTTGAACTCCGGAAATGTCCGCTTTACTTCCCACCACTTTCGCATGTTCCCCTCTCTGTGTACTCTCTGCGTGTATACCTTTACCGTCTTTTGTCCGACCGTTCCGAATTGCGATCGGTCAATCTTCAAGAACTCTCCGAATCCTGCTGTCTCGATTCTCTCCTCTGCTTTCCGGAAATAGAGTTCCTTTGATTCCTGCTGCCAGTCGAAACTCATATCCCCAGTTCCTCCTCAATCTCTTTCATTCGCTCCATGATTCCCTCGTTATACGAATACATGTAGACCCCATTGCTCCACAGATTTTCCCTTGCTCCCTTTGCTCCGTAGTTATATACCGCAAGTGCATCCTGTATCGTTCCATATCTGTCAATGAGTTCTTTCATGTAGTTCACGCCGACCCGGATATTTTGGTATGGATTGAGCAAATCAACCGCCCCCAGTTCCTCCATCCGTTCCTCATGGTATTTCTGCATTACCTGCATGTATCCGAAACTCTCGCCTCCGTCTCCGACCGTGTCGTACTTATACCCCGATTCTCTTTCGATCATCGCAATAATCAGAGCGTACCTCACGCCCTCCTGCTTACATAGGCAATATGTATATATCTGCACTTTCTCCGGCAGATAGCCTCCTGACGCTGCATATTCTTCCGGTATCTCATAGAACACAAAACCCTCGTTTTCTCCTCCGTAGTCCATCGACATGGAATCAAAGACGCTCGGATGTTCCTCCTCTGTCTGCCGTTCAATGCCTGCTGCCGTGTCCTCTGCCCTCGCAGTCTCTTTTTGTTCTTCCTGCTGCCGTCTGTTTCCCACTGCGGTCGCCACAATCATGTGAACCGCCATGATGATCGCCAGTGCTGCGAGTATCCTTGTGCAAATGCGATCGTGCTTTTCTAACTGCTTTCTTGTCATCTGCTTTCCTCCGTTTCCTCATTCTCCCCCGGATGTAGAACATCCCATTGAAATCGTTGTAATATACCCCCGAATCCGTGAAATCATATTCCGGATACCACTTGAGCATCTGCTCTCTGATCGTGTCTGCATTTCTGACAAAACCGTCCACATACTTTCCGACAGGTTTATATGTTCCTGCTGTTGCTGTCGGTCTCTTTGAATGCACTTTCCGGATACGAGGCTGTTTGAGGTTCTGCGAGGAGTTCCACCTCTTTTCCCCTTTCTTCCTGTCTTTTTCTTTGGTGATGTAGATGCTCATTCCTGTGAGACCATGCTCGTCCTTTTCCAGTCTCCTCGTCTCGTTCCTGCGTCCTTTCTTCCATGTGGATTCAACCGCATCCATGTCAAGCAAGCCATCCATCACGAGATGATGATGCCATCGGATTTCCTCGTCCGGAGAGTGTTCCGTGATGTAGATGTATTTCGCCGGATGCAACCCTCTCTTTTTCCGTTGGTAGTTTATCCGTCTGATGTAGTTCTGCATGTTCTTGACCGCCTCTGCCATGTCCTCCGGCTCGTTCCCTGCACCATACGTCAGCGTTATCCATATATCAAAATCACCAAAATTCTCATTGAGCAGCCTCTCCACATATTTCCTTGCATTCTTGTCATTTAGGTTCTTTTGTGCTTTGGAATTATCTCTCTTGACTCTCCCCTCCTCCGGAACTTCATCCATCTTTTTGAACTCCGGATATATTTCAACCTCAAGCTGCTCTCCTGCTCTGATTTCTTTCAAGGCATACACGCACTTGTATCTATGCTTTAGCATCTGCTCCACAAAAAACTCATGCAAATCCTCGATGCTCTTGTTGAATGCTGCCTCGTAGTCATAAGGGATGAACACCATCCCCCTCTTTTTCTTTCTGCCTTTCTTCACTTACCACATGCGTCCTTTCCTACCTGTCCACATTCTTCCGGAAAGACTTTCGTTGACTTGTTACTATCCATTACGAGGTCGAGAAAAACCTCGAAAAATCCTTGTTTTATGCGGACTTTTTGCCATTTTCATTGACGCACAGGTCAGTTTTTGATATAATACTTATAGGGTTTATATCACTGACAAATACGTCTTTGAGAGTTTAGGAATCGGTTGCAACCGATTCCTTTTCTTTTACTCTTTTTTCTGGAGGCATGACTGCAATCATCCTCCCGATCTCATGTCCTGCTCTTTGCTCCCTATATGTCAAAGGCTCTCGCCTTTTCATTTACTGTCGCCCTGCCATCTCTGACAGGGCATCGTTTACCTGCTGCCATTACGCCATCGCTGTGGCTCTGCTCTCTTTCAGTTCCCATCTCTGACGCTCCTCCTGTTTTCCCAGTTGATAACCGACAATCAATGCCTTGTCCTCTGCGTCCATTCCGATGAACTTCTCAGCCATCGCCTCGATCAATTTCTTTCTCTCCTCTTTAGACATGTGATGTCCTCCTCTCGTGACCTGTCTCGTCAGTGCGTGGCGGTCAACCTCACGCAGACGGATGACCTGCATCCGTTTCGACTATATATCGAATGCGAACTCCTCAACCTTTTCCGTTCCCATGAATCGAATATCTCCCTTGTGCATGTATGCCCTACATTTGAAAAACGCCTGTGAGTGGTCAAACGATTCCTCCACATCTGCCTCGTTCAGTTCGGTTTCAATCACGCACATTTTCCGCAGTCCTCTCAAAACAAGGAACTTGCAAGCATCAATCGGGTCTGTGCATAAATACACAACACCATCCCATGACTTTTTGATGATTCCTGTCTCTGCGATTTTCTCCATGTTCTCCGTCGTTGTCGCATGATAGAATTTCATTTCACTCCTCCTCGAATCCTCTCAAGTTCTTTCTCTATGTTCTTTCCGGAATACTCTGCGAGCAATTTCTCCGAAATGTGATATGTCCACACTGATGACATCTGCACCGCCGTTCCGATCGGCAGTTTCTCCCTCTGCATTGCAATCCGCACAAACTGCGGTGACACATTGAGGATTGCTGCTGCCTCTGTCGGCAATATTCTCCCGATTTTCATGTTCTCTCCTCCTGTTGGTGGTTCTCTCGGTCTGTTCATGACCTCACCTCTGCTCCGGCGATCGTCTACCGTGTTTTGATTTTTCGCCTTAAAAAATCAAGAAAAACCTGTTGACCATCTTCTCGCTTTGTAGTGAGGCGAGACCACTGCCATGTTTCTCACGGTATCCTGCTGATGTCTCTCGGCTTGCCATCGTCAGAGCGTCGGTCGCCATCCGGACGCTGACGGAGGACTGTGCCTCCGTTTCGGCTTGTTTTGTTTCCTCTCCTGCCTTATAATGAATGTGCGAACATTTCCGACTGACAGGAGGTGAACTGCATGAACGACTATGAAAAATTGTGCATGGAGATCAGCGAGAAAAATATCAAGCGTAGCAGAAACGACGCTGTCAAAAGATATTTAATCAACAACCATCTCGCCATCCTCGCACTCATTGTCGCCATCATTGCACTATTCAAATAAAATCGCTTTGATTAGTGCCAAAATGGAAACGATGAACGCCATCCACGAAAGAAAACCTTGCTGCTTGAGGTTTTCTTTTACTTTCCTGTAAAAATCACTCATGATTGTCCTCCTTTCCCTGCTCGTCCTCTGCATCCTCGTTCATCCACAGATGCCTCACAAGTTTATAAATTCTTTCCAGTGACTTCTCCGATTCGATCTTTTCAATCAACTCACAAATATGTTTCTTGTAGTCCATTTCGCACCCTCCTTTTTACGCTGTCAGTCTGATTTCTTTTCTCTGCGTATCAATGCACTTCATATAATCGAAATCAAAATCTGTACTGTAATGCAAATCCACTCCCTCACTCACCAACTTCTCAAAATCCTTTTCCTCAAGTTCTCTCACTATGTACTTTCCAGTTTTTACATCAATATCCACAAATTCGACGTATTTAATATGAAACCAACATCCGTTTGGTGTCTTTCTGAATCCGCTCCGGTCTCTCACGCACATCTTTTTGATGTTCTTCTCTTCCCCTGCCTCCGGAATACTCTTGAGCATTGTTCGGATGCTTTTCACGAAATCCTGTTTGTTGAGATTGCTGCCCATATAAAGCGTTTCGATTGCTCTGTATTGCTCCGGTGTTACTTTTCTACCTGCCAACTCCTCAAATTCTCGCTGCATCATGACTCTTTTCCTCCTGTCTGTGCAATGGTTTTTCTTTGCTCTGCAATAATAATACCTTGCTGCGTAAAGTTTGTCAATATATTTTTTACTTTTTTCTTTACTCTGCAAAGTTTTTATGATATAGTCGCATTACAAGGAGGTGAAAAGCATTGAACGAACGATTGAAAGAGGTCAGAAAATCCCTCAAACTTAGTCAAGACGCATTTGCCGATCGCATTGGTATGAAAGGCAGTTCCGTCTCCTTATTAGAAAGCGGTCAAAGAAATATCACCGAGCAGGTTGTCAAATCTGTCTGCCGTGAATTTAATGTTGACTATCTTTGGTTGACTACTGGAGAGGGCGAGATGTTCGTCGAGACTGACGACGATTTCATGGAGAGAATTGATCGCATCATGGCAAATGAAAACGATGCCCGGAGAAATATATTCAAGGCTCTGTTGTATGCGTCAGACGAGGATGTCGAGGCTCTTGCCCGAATCATGAACCTTTACAATGACATAGAAAAAGACTGACGGTCTTATCAACCGCCAGTCTCGTGGGTGTAAAGATACGAAACGAATTTGTATATCCTTTTGAGGGTCTTTTCGCTGTGTATCTTTCTGACTATCTCGATGATAGCATTCTTGTACTTGATAGCAACCACCCCTTTCCGATTCCGATTATACCACCGATTTCCATGATTGTGGAAATCTCACAGTGCATTTCCATGATTATGGAAATATTTGCACCTGTTACCCTTTCGGGTTCAGTCTCGTGGTACAATGATATGTATTATTTATACTCGGAATCGAACAGGTCTGTGATCTTGACATCAAGTGCGATCGCAATCATTTCGAGTTGAAATAATGTCGGAGACACCTTTCCGTTTTCGATGTTGTTTAGCGTAGACTTTCCGAGTCCGGATTTCTTCGCCAACTCCATCAGAGTGAAACCTTTTTCGGTTCTCACTTCCCATGTCAGAATCTTCATCGTCTCACCTCCTCTCTATGAGGAAAGTGTAAACGATGTACCATTTTTACGATTGGAGGTGACATCGTGGCACGTCAGATTGATAAAAATGCCTTGATGCAACACAAAGAACAGGCTCTCAAGAAATTCGGCGAGTATATGGATTCCTTGATCGCCTCTGATGATGCCCGGATGCAGGGCAAGTCAGACAAACTCTCCTACTGGATGGAGGACTGGACGACCTTTCTTTCCTTTGAGCCTCAATTTTCTCCCACCAGTCTGCGGAGATATAAGCGAGGCGAGATTGTAAAGATTCACCTCGGTTTCAATGTCGGTAGCGAGGAGGGCGGTCTGCATTATGCGGTCGTACTGGACAAGAACAATTCCGTGAACTCTCCTGTCGTGACCGTTGTTCCTCTCACTTCCGTGAATCCACATACAGACGTGACCAGACTCCACAAGGGCAGCGTTTTTCTCGGAAATGAACTTTTTACGAGTTTGAGTGCAAAGGTGACATCGCTGCAACGAATCACCGATGCAGAACGCAAACAACTTCACGATATGGTCGGCAGCATCAAGCATGTGATGACTGCTCCGGATGCAGAGGTCAACGCCATGACTGAACGCCTCGAACAGTTGAGCCGTGAATGCTCCCTGCTCGATCGCACACGGAAAGAGATTTCAAAAATGAAATCCGGCAGCATTGCCCTCGTTGGTCAGATTCGTGCAATCAGCAAAATCCGAATCTATGACCCGAAAACAAATTTTGATGTACTTAGTGGAATTAAACTCTCGAATGAGAAACTCGATATGATCGACCGGGAACTGATTTCTCTATACACGAACCAGTCATCCGGTGAATAAATCATTGACAAAATCATATAATGAGGTTATGATGGATTCATAAAACACAGCCTTTTACAGGCAGTATAAAAGACACCGCTCCTTGCGAGCAGAATCCATTGAGACCTCACATCCGTGTGAGGTCTTTTTTGTTCCCTCACGCAAAAAGAACGACCACCGCTGCAACGGTAGCCGTTCCCTTTAGAAACATGTATCTCATGCCCTGCAAAAAGCACTTGATGAATGCTCCCTACAAATAACATTCTATCATAAAACCTTGCTTTTTGCACTGGTTTTATTTTTGTACGCTTTTTTAGATTGAGGTGATAGAATGAAACTCCCAAACGGTTTCGGTTCTGTCTATAAACTATCCGGAAACCGCCGGAATCCCTATGTTGCGAAAAAGACAAAAGGGTGGGAAATCAATCCGGAGACAGGCAAAACCAAACAATTATATATTACTGTCGGATACTACCCGACACGCAAAGAGGCATTGACCGCCCTCGCAGAGTTCAACGCAAATCCTTATGATGTGAACGCTGCAAAGGTCACTTTCGATGATGTGTATGAGCGATGGAGTTCTGAACATTTTCCAACTGTCAGCGACTCCAACGTCAAAGGATACAAGGCAGCATACCTCCTCTGCGACAAGATCGCACGAATGAGGTTCGTTGATGTCAAACTCGATCATCTGCAAATGGTCGTTGATGAATCCGGAAAGAATTATCCCACACTCCGGAAACTCAAAGTTTTGTTCGGTCTGATGTATAAATACGCTGTGATTCATGAAATCATTCCTAAAGAGCGAAACATGGTCGAGTATCTGAACATCAAAAATGCAGGCAACCCGAACGCCTACAACCGCAAGCCATTTTCAAAAACAGAGGTCAAAAGGCTGTGGGAGGTCAATGATTCAAACATATATTACACAGTCGTTCTCATGCTGATATACTGCGGATGTCGAATCGGCGAGATGTTGGATTTGAAAAAGGAACATGTGAACCTTGAGGAAAGATATTTCAAAATTGTCGCCTCAAAAACAGAGGCAGGAATCCGCACCGCTCCGATTGCAGAAAAAGTATATCCATTCTTTGAATACTGGTACACCCTCAATGACTGCGAGTATTTGATTTCTACTCCGGACGGCGAACACTTCAAATACCGGAATTATTATGATAGTTATTGGACACCGCTGATTGAGTCGCTCGGAATGGAACATCGACCGCACGACACCCGGCACACATGTATTTCCATGCTTACCGTCGCCGGAGTCTCCGACAAGGTCATCAAGAAAATTGTCGGTCACAAAGGTCAGAGTGTCACGGAGGTCGTATATACTCACTTTGAGATCGAGGAACTTATTGACGCTATCAATCGGATATAGTGAGGTGTGCCATGAATAGAACAGAATACAAGAATAACTTTTACAAAGAACATTATGATCGGATTCCCCTCGCAGTTCCGAAAGGAATGAAAGAGGTCATCAAGCAACTCGCATCCGACAAAGGAATGTCTGTCAATGCCTATATTCAAGACTTAGTCAGAAAAGATCAGTGTGGTATGTTCGACACGATGCAGATTGCGGATAAAAACAGGGAAATGATTTCCGGTATCACCGGGAACATGCACGACGGATATGACATCATTTTCAAGGATGGACACTCGTGCCACTGCCGGACAAAGAAAGATGTCCGGTCATGTATCATTGAATATTGCAGCAAAAAGGGCGATTGA